AGGTTGTACGTTGGCATATTCACAATTGTATAACTTTTTTAATTCATCTATTGCAAGTTGTTCTATTTGATCCATATACTCACAACCATTGTAGTATCTTTTGCCTGGATAACCCTCTGCATATTTGTTTGTAAATTCAGAACCACAAAGTTTCATTACATCATCACTAGCAAAATTTTCAGATGCTATTAACTCTATAGTTTGTGACTGTCTGTTTATTTCTGCATCATATATTCTTTTTACCTCTTTATCCATTAAAACCCACCTTTCGTGCTTTCGTCTATGTCGTATAATTGTTTTAGTAAATCTTGTAAGTTTTCTAACTTTAACATATTAGGTCCATCACTTGGTGCATTATCTGGGTCTTGATGAACTTCCATAAAGATACCTGCAATACCTATTGTCATAGCACATCTTGCCAGAACAGGAGCAAACTCTCTATTACCACCTGATGTTGCACCCATACCACCAGGTTGTTGTACTGAATGTGTTGCATCAAAGATTACTGGATATTTTGTTTCTTTCATTATGGGTAATGAAGTCATATCAACAACTAATCTATTATACCCAAAACTTGTGCCTCTTTCACACAATAATATTTTATCATTTATATGACTTATTTTTTCTATGACGTTTTTCATATCCCAAGGTGCCATAAATTGACCTTTTTTAATCATAACAGGTTTATCTGTTTTGGCAGCTGCCTGTAGTAAGTCTGTTTGTCTACATAAAAATGCTGGTATCTGTAACATATTAACAACAGATGCTACTTCATCACATTGACCTGGTTCGTGAACGTCTGTAATAACAGGTACTTTAAATTGATTTTGTATTTCTTCAAATACTTGTAATGATTTTTCTAAACCTAAACCTCTTTCTGAATTAAAACTTGTTCTATTTGCTTTGTCAAAAGATGATTTATAAACTAAAGGTATATTGTATAGCATTGATATTTCTAATAATGAACCACACATTTGTATTGCGTGTTCTTTACTTTCAACTTGACAAGGACCTGCTATCAATACAAATGGATTATCATTACTAAATTCTGTTACTGTATTTGGTATAAAAAACTCTTTCATTATCTACCTACATCTTTTAAATATTTTGATTTTGTTTCTTCCCAATTCATATAAACAATGTCATCATAAAAATGAGAATCATATGAAAAGGAGTTTCTTTCTAATAAAGATTTAACTCTTTTACTTGCGTGTTTCTTTTTCCACATCTCACCTAAAGCTTCTACACTATTGTCAAATCTTTTTGTTAATTGTTCTTCTTTTATTTTACCACATAAAAATTCGTTTGTGTTTTCATATAATCTTGCAAAGTAAATACCTCTATTATGTTCTGATGATATTAACTTCTTTTCAATACCTAACTTTGAGAATGTAAACAAATAAGACCTATTCTTATGGTCTCTCTTTAGTGGTTGTCCACTTTTTCTTAATGCTACATACCATTCCCAATATTTTCTTGTGTGATTTTTCTTTAACCAATCTTTAATCATACTCTTTGTTCTTACTGATGGTTCGTAAGTAACAGAACCTTGAGAGAAACCCATTCTCTTCCAATATTTAAGACCATCATACTGACTTAAAGTATTTGCTTTTGCTTTACCATATAAAGATGTTGTAGTAACACCCACTAATTTACAACCATACTTCTTTTTCCATAAATCTTGGACAACATCTGATAAACATAAGTATGCTAATAATTTACCACCAGTGTAACTATAACCTAAAGGCTGTGTTGGAACTATTGTTGAACCAATGCAAGTATGATTTAATTTACCACCAAATGTTTTCTCTTGTCTATCCCAACCAATGTAACTATCTCTAGCAGTCAAATCCATAAAATCACCAGACATACAAATAACACCAAGATATTTACCTGAGTTAGCATCTTTGACTAAAAAGTATAATTGTCTACCTATATTAGAATTGTTTTTCATAGTAGAGAGAAATACACGAAGTGTTGCCCACCTCTCTGATAATTCTTTATTTCTTTTACCTGCACTGTTACTAGACGAATCGTCTGTAAATTCTAATACGGGTTTTAACTTTTGAAAATCATTAGGTGATTCTGGAATCCATATTTTGTTTCTAGTATCATTAATTAAATAATGTTGTCTGTTATCAACAAGTGTTTTTTCACCCATTAATAGTGACTCTTCTGTTGGGTATTTTCTGTGTACTTCTTGCCACTTCTGATAAAGTGTATACTCTTGCACACTCATTTGAGAAACAAATGATAGGTCTTTTATTATATTTTCTTTTAGTTCTTTTTCAGAAACGGCATCAAACTCAGTAGATTTGTTCTCATCAGACCATTGTTGCCATTTCTCTTCAACATAATCCATATCTTGAAGTTGGTGTATATCAAATGCTGGTTCACTCATCTCACAATCTCTACATCTGATTCAGTCGAAATGACAACTCTAGCACCACAAGAAAGAAGAGGTTTATCATTACCGCCATAAACCACGGTACTAGGACCGAGTATTTTGACTTCGTGACAGTAAGTGTTTTTAGAACCTTTTTTAACTGTGATAACTGGTTCGTTTTTGTTATGTTTCTTATTACTTCGTATAATGTGTTGATTGACGTGAACATAAGTTTTAGTTGTCCTTTTTGGCATTTTTCATTTCTCGCATATGTTTCTTCATTAATTTATCTGCTTTCTTCATTGCTAGATTATATCTGAATTTAGAAACTTTGTCAAGCATAGTTCTTCCTTCAGTGTGGTCGTACTCGTGCTGAAATATTCTACTCATATATCCGTCTAAATGACCTTCTTGTAATTCATCATTTACATCTCTATACTTTACAACCACTTTTCTAGGTCTTTTTAAATTAAAAAATAAGAATGGGTAAGATAAACAACCTTCTTTCATTGACACCTGTTCAGCACTTGTGCTTATTATAACAGGATTAAAACAAGTTAATTTCATACCATTTTCTATGCTAGGATGCCCACCAATAACCATCATATTTAATCTCATACCTATCTGATTCGCAGTTAAACCTATACCACCAGTTTTTGATATAAAGTCAAACATATCATCAGATAATTTTTGTCTACTATCGTAACCATAGTCTTTCATTTGGTCATCTGTAAATGTTGGTAATGGTTGTTTTAATATAGGGTCATCTGGTGATACTAACTTCATACTGCCTCCAATCTTGTAAAATTTTTATATTTTTCATACTTAATTATATTTGTAAACTTATCAAATAGTATATCACCCTTATGTGATATCACAAATATGTTTTCATTTTTCAACGTTCCTATTATCTTAAAGAAATCATCTGTACCTTGACCATCTAAACTGCTATCAAATATTTCATCTAGTATTAATAGATTAGTATTAGCAGAATTTTTCATTTTGGCAATAGCTCTCCAAGTAAACAATAGAGCAAGGTCTATTCTCATCTTTTCACCCTCACTAAAACTATTGTAATTAAAGTTATCTCTAAATCTACTCTTTACCGTTTCATTAAACTCTTCGTCTAAATTAAACGATACAAAAAAGTCCATTGATTGTAAATACTTATTAATTAAATTATTCATTATTGGTACATACTTCTTTATAATCTTTGCTTTTGCACCAGTGTCATTTAGTATTTCCCTTAATATGTCAACGTAACCTTTTTCTTCTACAATTTTATCTAACTCTTGTTTAGATGTATCAATGTCAACTTTCATAACTTCTAATTTATTTTCAATAGAAGATATATCATTTTCACTGCTAAAGTTTTTCAACTCTTCATTTATAGCATCACTATTGTAGTTTATATTTTCTAATGAATTATTTATTTTAGCAATGTCTACTCTCATATCGTTTATTTTCGTTGACACATTGTCAAACCCTTTTATTCTTTCTTCTGTTTTTGTTATTTCTGATAACAATTCTTTAAGACCTGTTGACAGATTGTCAATTTTGTCTTTAGTTGTTTTACACTTTTCGTGTTTAAAATCTTTATTAATAGGTTGTGTGCAAGTGGGACAAGTGTCATTCTTTTCAAAAAAGTCTAATGTCTTTTTGTGATTCTCTAGATTAGATGATATCTTACTTTCTAATTTATTTAACTTTACCAGTTTACTATCAAAAGATGACTTCTCTTTTATCTTTTCATTATGCACTGCTAAGTCAACATTTAATTGTTCTATCTTTTTTTCGTATACTTTTTTATTAGTTTCATTTTGTTGTAATGATTTTTCTTTTATTTCTTTAAATGAGTCGCCTTTAGATTTTAAAGTATTTAAATATTGACTCTCTGTATCGTGTTTAGTTTTTAATATATCTACTTTATGTCTAGCATCAGTCAGTCTTTTTTGTAAGTCACTTTGTTGTGACCTTAAATTTAAATCCATTAAACCAAATACTCTAATGTCTAGTATCTCTTCTACAACTTCTCTTCTATACCTAGGTTTCATTTTCATAAATGGTTCGTATGATGAAGAACCTAACATTACTACTTGTATAAATGACCTATAATTTAATTTCATAATAGTCTTTTCAAGATACTTTTGATAATCTACATTGTTAGCATCTTGATTAATTAGTTTATTATTTTTGTATATTTCAAACTTATTTGGTTTAATACCTCTTATTACTTTGTATGGTACTGTACCAACTATAAAATCAATCTCAACAATACAATCAGATAAATTAATAGTATTAATCATCTGGTCTTTCTTTATAAGTCTAAATGGTTTGTTAAAAAGAACAAAACATATTGCATCAAGTAATGTTGATTTACCTGAACCATTTGTACCTACAATCAAAGTTGTTTTTGATTTTGAGAAATCAACTTCTATAGGTGTATTACCTGTAGACAGAAAATTTTTATATCTTATTTTTTTAAACGTTATCATTTTTTCGGAACGTGCCTGTGAAATACATCATAGTTTACACTTAAACTTCTTCTCATACCATCACCTCTGAAAGGGTAAACTAAATGCTCTAAATCATAAGGGAATATATAAAAATCACCTACTTTAGGTTCTATCATAATATTCTTTTTAGTAAATTGACCTTGACAATTACCTAATAACATAGCTCTACCGTTATGTGGTTGACTTGTATTATTATACTCTTCACCGAAATCAGGAACTTTTAAATACCCTATTGATGCAAAACCTATTAAAGACTTACCACTGTGTTTATGTACAACTTGATATTCGCCTTCAACTTGGTCATTTATCCAGGCGTTGTCTACAACGACAGAATGGGCAACAAAAGCATTATACTGTGTCACTTTTTTCATAACCTCTTGAATGCATTTTATAAAGATATTTTTTTTGTCTATTTCTGGCAACCAACTTACGATTCTATATTCTTTTTTAATTTTTGCTGATAATTGTTTTGATGCATCTGTAAAAGTTTTATCTTTAACTTCTTTATCCATTCTTTCATTTAGAGCATCACATAGTTCATCAGGTAATTTAAATTTAAATACTTGTTGACCAAAAGTAAGTGTTTCTTCTATCTTCATTCACTTACCTCTGTATATAAGTTTTTAGCATACTCTTTTAACTTTTTCTTATCTAATTCTGTTTCTATTTGGTCTATATAATTTCCTAGAAACGTCATTGTGTCTTCACCTTTTTCTATAACATCATCTCTTACAGTTATATTAATATCAATAGGGTCATCAATTATTTGAAGTTGATGAACATTTATTTCATTATATAATCTTTCAACAAACTTATTATACATTTCTTCATCTGTCTTATTTGATATGTACAACTTAACAAAACACTTATCAAACTCTTTAATGTCGTAATCTGAGTAACTAGTTTCTTTATCGTTGTAAATAATTTTTTTGTGTATTGTATATGAATTTGGTACTCTTGTCAACTCTCTAGTGTCAGTATCAAATATATGAAAGCCTTTTGGACAACCATAGTCTGACCAAGTTATTTCATACTGTGTGCCTAGATAATATATTCTACCATCATCAGACTTCTTATGAAAATGACCTGATATAACTTTATCATAACCCTCAAATATCTTTTTATCTAAACCTGACTCTGAAAAATGACCTTTGTGCATTTCAAAACCTTTAACTTCTAAATGACCCATTGCTATTTCACATCTAGAGTTTTCAATCATTTTAATACTCTCATCATAATTTGCATCACATATCCAAGGTATAAAAAGAATATCTAAATCACCAAAAGAAACTACTTCTGGACCTGTGTATGTTTTAGAGTTTTTATTAATCTTTAAGTTCTTGATTGCATTCACATCATTTGTATTTTTATAATAAGTATCGTGATTGCCTAATATAATATGTGTTTCAATATTATTTTTATACAGTCTACTCCAAAACTTCTTTCTAAAGTTGTGTGCAGTATTATGATTTATAAATTTTCTTCTATCAACAACATCACCTAGATGTATCAAATATTTTATATTGTTTTCTATTAGATACGGAAAGAATATGTTATCATAAAACTTATTCTGATATTCCATAAAAGCAGGTGAATCGTTGCGACACCCAAAGTGAGTGTCATTCAACAATGCTATTTTCATATAAACTCGTCTAATTTACCTTTTAAGTTTCTTCGTTTTGTTTCTTTCTTCTTTTTTTCTGGTTCTTCTTCAGTAGAATTTTGTCTTAAAAACTCCGTAAATTGATTCGTGTAATCACTATCATCTCCTGGTTGCAATGCTAAATCATCAAAGTTAGAATCTCTTAATAGTTTTTGTTTTATTATAACCTGTTTCTTTTCTTTTTGTATTCTTCTTATAAAGGCATAGTATATAATCTGTGTAAAATATGCAAAAGGATTTTTAGATTTTTCTGGATTAAAATTATCAAGATACTGTAAACAGTTTTCTATGCCATCAGATATCATATCATCTTTAAATGTATAGTTAATAAAGTTTGGTCGATAAGATAAGTGATTCGCAATTTTTAGAAAACAACCACCAATATAATTGGTGACAAGAGGTTTTTCTTTATTATTTTTTTTAGCATCTTCACAGAGCTGTTTATACTCTTTCATTGCCTCTAAAAACTTGGCATTGTCTACATAATGTTCATTTTTTTTCTTCATTTTCATAATCTCTAATATATATTATTTCTATAAAAAGTCAAGTGTAAAACAAATAGACTTGACAACTAAATTTTTATCCTTATAATCGGGTATGTTCCCCGTTAATGAAGAGTACCATTATCATCATCATCATAATCATTGAATATTTCATTTAACTTTTTGTTCTCTTCATCACTTAATTTCTCACGTTTATATTTGTCTGTTGTTTCTAATCTTGGTTTTCTATCATAATCCATTTTAATTTCATTATAACTCTTTTTTATTTCTGAGGAGGCGTTTGTGATTGTCATTATTTTATCTTTAGGTATTGTTATAATTTTATCGTTTGTGTAACTAACCCATTTAATCATAGCAACATAATCTTTAAAACCAAAAGATGTCATTGAAGGTATATATTTTATTTGTAATGGTCTATCTAATCTCATTAAGGGAGATTTATCTGGCAACTGGTGTTTACCAGTAATTAATTCGCAAACTATGTCGTCACCATTTGATAATTTTATAACTTTTATATTATCGTTCATCTTTAATTTCTACCTTATGTATCTCATATTTAAATTTTTCTTCTTTGTATATATTTAGTCTTTCTTCAAAATGTCTTAGTGTGTAGTTTGTTATTCCGTTGTAGGTCATATTATCAGATATGTCATATAACGTTGCGTCTGAGTTATTATCTTTTAATCTAAGTCCCCTACCGATAGACTGTAAGTTTCTAATGCGTGACTTACTAGGTGAGGAAAAAACAATGTTGTGCAGATTGCGAATATTAATGCCAGTAGAAAAAGTACCGTATGAGGCAATAATGATTGCATTATCTGACTTTTCTGTAATTTGTCTAATATATTCTCTTTCATCTGTATCTACTCCTCCGTGTACATAAAATACTTTTTTATCTTTTGCTTTTTCGGCAATTAGTTCTCTTAAATCTTTTCCGTGTTTTTCTACAAATTGAAATAAACATAAAGTATTACCTCTTAAAGAAACACATAAATTTCTAATATATTTATTTCTACCTTTATGATGCACAAGATAGTCCATCTCTTCTCTATAATCAAATCTACATTTTATATTTGTGTGTTGTAATACTAAACAGTATATTTTTAATTGTGCTAATTGTTCTCTTTCTTGTAAAATATTTGTTGATATAACTTTATTTACAGAACCAAAAACTCCTTCTAATACCAGTTTGTGTGTTTTAGAACCATCTAAAGTTCCTGTTAAACCAACTCTGTATTGGCAACTTTCTAATTTATTCATAATCTTTGTAAGTGAAACTGCTTTAAATAAATGAGCTTCATCACCAATGACCATACCAAAATTTTCAAACCATTTTTTTGGTTGTTGATATATTGATTGCCAAGTAGATATGACCACTCTTTTGTTAGTAGTCTTTGACATACCTTGATATATTTTATGAATATTTCTTAAACTATTATAACCATACTCTTTAAAGTCTTTAAATAACTGTTCTACTAAAGATGTTGTAGGTACAATAATTAATATCTTGTCTGACTTTTTATCTTTTAAATTTAAGAGATTGTAAATTAATATTAGATAAATTATCAAAGATTTACCACTACCTGTGGGTGATAAAAGTAGACATCTCTTTTTCTGTATAGCATAATAAAATGCCTCTTTTTGATAATCTCTTATTTCGTGTGGTAGTTTTAATGCTGATAAAAACCTATCTACTAATTTAGGTTTTATTTTAGCATCTTTAATTTTTGTGCCATCAACAAACTGTATTTCATTCTTTTTACACCAATCTAAAAGATAAGGGTATAAACCTACATAAATGTGACCAGATGCATATTGAAATAATCTAATCTTACCATCCCAAACTCTACTTTTATATTGAGGTGTAAATTTAAAACCAGGCATCTCAAAAGAAAAGTATTCACTTAAATCTCTTTTAATAGCAGGCTCTGCCTCTACTTTTAAATAAACCTCATTCTTTTTTTCTATAACAATATATTTTGTTAAGACCATTGATTACCTAGTGTCCAACCCACTAAAACTTTTCTTATACCACTGGTAACTTTATTAACTCTATGCCACACAAAAGAAGGAAAAACTAATAGTGTTCCAGTGCCAAATCTTTTTAAATCTATTGCGTGTGTAATATCATCTTCCTTTTTAGGATTAGGTATTGATAAATCAAATAAACCACCTTCATAATTATCATTTAAACATAAAGTAAAACTTAACTTTCTAATGAAGTTATTAGCATAAGCATCAGAAAGACTATCAATGTGCCAGTTGTAAAAGTCATTTTTATTATAAACCGTGTATTGAAAAGGTTCAAAATCAGCAAGTGAAAAGTTCCACTTTGCATTCTTATTTGCAATTTTTACTAATTCCATTAATTGTAATTCTAGATTTCTATGCTCTATCCAAGAAACTTTAGATGAACGATTTTTTTGTTTACCATCTAATATCTCACCTGGTTCTAAATCTTTACTGTCACCAAGATTAATAATTTCATTACAGGTTTTTAAAGATATTGCTTTAGGTATTACATAGTAAGAATTATTTAAATACATTATTCACCATTAATAAATTTTCGCCAATCAATCATACTCTTAATCAAAAATCCTCTGTTAGATATTTGCTTAACAGTTTTATCTAGATAATCAATTACAACTTCTAGGTATCTTACTTTTTGTTTTGATTTTTGTAATTCACTATCTGCATCTAAGTATTTATCTATGTCCTGACGAAGTATTTTTAAGTCGAAAGGTTGTTCTTTGTAAACTCTTTCTTCTGCTTTACCAGTGTAATATTCCCATTTATATTTCTTTAATAGTTTATATTCATCTTCTGCTTTCACCAAAAGTAATTTGTATTTATTAAGAAACTTTAAATACTTGTTATGTAACTGCGGTGTGTTTGCAGACATTAATGATAAATTAGTTTCATCTAATACTAAATCTTTGTCTGCTAAATCTTGTAATTCTTCTAACGTCATATAATCCTTCCAAATGCCCACATTCTTTCTTTACACCACCAACAATTACCACAATGTTCTTCTGTATTAACAATGCAACTAAATGTCAACGGAAATAAATTGTTATGTAAGTTATAGTTATAATATTTTTGTGCTAAATCTCTTTTAGTGTATTTAAAATATGGTGTTTCTCTTTCATCTAAATCTTGATATTTTTTACCTTGTCTTTCGTTATCAACCGTATCTTCACCAAAAGATATATTAGGATTTTTAGTAACACCTATCATTGAAAAACCTTTATGTTTTTCGTGAAACTTTTTAAAATCACCCATAGTAATATTTAAATAATTTTGACTTTCAGTTTTTACATAGTAAACATCTTTGAATATGTAATCATTTAAAAAACTTATGAGATAATATATCTTACTCATTTTTTCTTTACGAACATATAAAGGTATATCTTCTTTGTAAAAATGTATAGGTCTTATATCTCTATTTTTGTGGTGTTTTGTTAGTTCATATAATAGTAAAGAACTATCTGCACCACCAGAGCAAGATACATATATTGTTTCATTTTTAGGTAAATCAAACATAAAATAATATAACAAAAAACCTCAAGTTTGTCAAGTTTTTAAGACGTGGTCACCGTTGTTGTTGATGAACCAACAGTGGCAAATTCATAAATTAAATATGAGAATGTAACATCTGCTGTTAGATAAGTTACATCTGATGCTTGTTGGTCGTAAGATAATCCTGATAGAGCAGTAGGGTATAAGTCTTTAAATCTTACTTCAAGAGTAGGATTATTTTTACTTGTTAATATTGTAAGTGTAGCATCTGACAGTATAGGTCCTTGGTCTACTGTATGTTTAGATACATTACCTGGGTCTGTTGCACCACTAGAAACCGTTGATATAGGAAATCTATCTGTGCCTGAACTAACTAAATTACTATACTCTGTGTGTTTAGTAGGAAAACCTAAACCAACTAACCAACCGTGTATCTCTCGGTAGTTTTCTAAATTTTCATCTACCATAAAAGACATAGTTAAATCTTCATAATCTAGTTTATCACCAGGTATTGGTATTTCTTTAAATCTAGTTTCTTGTACCGACTCGTTCAATGATATACCAGGCAAATCTACTTTCGTACAAAAGTATTCTACCTTTGGTAGTTTTATCATACTAAACTTAAACTGCGTTGGGTTTGCATAGTCTAATTGAGTAGGTTGTCTTTGTAATCCTGATACTGTCATACTACTATTTATGCCAAAAAAAAGGGCGTCCAGAATGGACACCCTTCTTTCGTGAGATGTAAGTAATACTACATTAAGTTTGCTACTTGTACTCTTCTGTAATATCTGTTAGAGTTCGCACTTCCTGAACCGTTGATTACAGCTGCATCACCAGTACCAGCTTCAGCAAATGGGTTTGCTTGTAAACCGTATCTAGTTTTGAAACCAATCTTTGGTTGGAAATTGTTCTCTCCAACTGCTCTTACCATTTGTAATGGCACATATGGGCAATAGAATAATCCACTGTCATATGGTGAAGAACCTTTATAACCAACTACGAAATAGTGGTCGTCAGCTGAGTTAGCAGAATACGGGTCAATGTATACTTTGTATCTACCATTTAAAACACCTGCGAAAGTGTTTCCAGTGTCGTCTATTTGTAGGTTGTTATTTAATGCTGGAGCATAGTCTAAAACTCCTGCCATTTGAAGTGCAGATGCAACATCAGAACTTGTGATTAAGATGTTACCTTTACCTCTTCTGGTTCTTTGAGCAATTTGGTTAGCTTCTCTTTCAACTTGGAACATAAGACCTTTAAATCTCTCAACTGACCATCTGCCGTTTGAGTCTGTATCTAAGTCAAAGATACCAGCAGTGGTTGTGTTGATAGCACTTACTGAACCAATTGCAGTTGAACTAGAGTCAGATGCTCCAATTTCTGCGTTGATGTAAATAGTTCTAACAACTTCTCTATTAATCTCTGCAAGAATTTCAGCAGACAGAATGTTTGCTAATTCTGTTTCTGCGTCTAAACCGTGAATTGCTTTAAGGTCTTGAGCAAGTTCCATTGTATACTCAGCCTTTAATGCTCTACTTCTAGCAGTCACAGTTGACTTCTCGATTGAGAATGCCATTTCTGCAAATCTGTTATCAGTAGTTCCACCTAATGCCTCAGCAGCTGCTGTGGTCATTGCAGTACCTTTTGTGTAAGTACCGGCAGGGTTATCGTTTAACAATTTAGGGTTTGTTCCTGCGTGAGCAGTGCTAGAGAAACCGTCAACTGAAGAACCTTCTTTGTTTCTTCCTGAAAAGTCTGTATCAGCTTCATCAAATAAGGCTTCTGTACCAGTCTGACTGTCAAATCTCGCTCTCATAGCAAAGATTAAACCGGTCGGACCAGTCATTGGTTGTACGCCACAGATGTCGTAAGCAATCAAGTTAGGCATTGCTCTTCTTACTAACGAAATTAAAATCGGGTCCCAATTGTCGATACTAGAACCAGTTGCGTTAGTAGGAGTTACACTTGGAGATGCCTCACTAAGGAATGCTCTGTCTTCTCTGATTGAACGTTCTTGGTTTTCCAAGATTACAGATGTAACAGCTCGCTTATAACTATCCTCAATTTTTGGTAAATCGGGATGCTCTAAGACTGGCTGCCATTTTTTTTCGTATGTTTCAGATAAATACATATCTTTCTCCCTTATATTTTCTTAGACAACTTAATGTCTTTGGTTTTACTAATAGCGGCGGTATAAGCAGCCATTGCCTTATTTAACTCAGGAGCGTGTTGCTCTTGAGAGTCGCCTGCTGTAACATCATCTATATCTGTTTCAGATTTTTTCTCACCAAAATAGGACTCTTTAATGGTCTTTAGTTTTGATTTGAATTCTTCTTCATCAGAGTATTCAACTTCTTCAGAAAGTTTGCTAAATTTTTCTTTTTGTGAATCAGCAAGGTCAGATGAAACTTCATTTATAATGTCGTTTCTCTTATACTCACCAGTTTTTTTAGAAAGTTCAGCATTCTTTTGAATTTCTTTGTTTAATTGCTCAGTTAGTCCAGCAATTTTTGAAGACTGGTCTTCTAGTACGTCATACTTTTCATCAGGCACATCTATGTAATGGTCTTCGAAAAGTTTCTTTAAACCAGTGATAAAATCTTCGGCGATTTCACCCTTAATGCCTCTTTCGATAGCAATAGAGTTTTCTTTCATCCATTCTTCAACAACATAAGATAGGTATGTGTCAACTTTTTCTGAAAGTTTTGTCTTCTCAGATTCTATACTCTCTTCTAATTTCTTATCGAACTCTGCATTTAACAATTTTTTATGCTCTGTAATTTTTGCTTTTACAGCTGCCTCAAAAATAGTTGTTGCTTTATTCTTAAAATCTTCTGAAAGGTCCTCGTCTTTAACAAGTGCATCTACGTCAGCAGAAACATCTAACTCAACTTCTTCACCATAAGTATCGTCTAACATCTTCTTGTCAGCATTTATCATCTCGTGGTCTTTCTGTGCTTTAACTGTTTCTTTCTGACCTGGATGTGAAACTTTTGTAACACCTTTTTCTGTATCAGGTGTTTCATCTTTCGCATCGCCTTCTTTTGCTTTCTTGTTAACTTGGTCCTTTGCTTGTGTTGATTTCTTTGTGGCGTCCGGATTGCTGTCTGTTGGTTTAACAACAGGAGCACCTAAATCATCATACTTTGCCATTTTTGCAATGTTTGACCCTTCTGGCGCCACAGCATTCTTTGTTGGAGCAGAAGCTTGAGGGTTTGCTTTTTCAACTAACTCGTCTTCAGTTAGTTCTTTTTCAATCTCCTCTATCGCCACGACTTTTTTATTTTCTTCAGTCATATTAATCTCCTTTAAAGAACTCTCGTTTTTTAACAATTATTTATAATACTAGAGATTTTTGAGAAAATTCCCAAAAATTTCCAACTTCTTTTCTTCTAGTTTTCTTCTTGATGCACTTCGAATTTCTTTTCTCCAAGCATCAACATCTCTTTCGACTAGTCTACCATTATCCCATACCCACTCTTTACTCTCCATAATACCTTGTACAAAGGCATCTGGTGCAGATGGGTCTGCAACAATGTCAGCCGCAGTTGCTAACATAAAGTCTGACTTTACATAATTAGCACCATTTCTTTGTTCTAATGAACCCATACCTCTTGATGATACTCCTAATTGGGCACCTTCATCAATAAGACCTTTTACAATCTTGCCGTATGGTGTGTTCATTATCTTTGCCTCACCAATATAATTTGAACCGTCTTGTTGTAAGTTCGTAATCATATGTGAAACTCTTTCAAGATTAACAGTTGGTCCGTCAGGATGACCTAATTCACCAAATGCTCTTTTCTTTTCTACAAATTCTTTATTATAACGATTAACTTCTTTAATCATTATTTCTTTAGGATAAACTCTGCCGTTTCTGTTCTTAATATCTGATTGTAAAAATACACCTTTTATCTTATAGTTCTTTTTACCATTAGCATCTTCTATTAAATATTCGGCGTCTTGTATTTCTTCTGATATTAGTTTCATTGTTTTCTCTCTCTAATAACTACTATTTATAAAAGTTATCACCTAAACTCAATAACAATCGTATAACTGTCTCCAGATGTAAAGTTTTTTGTAGAAAGTAGTAGGTCGCCTGTTGGTGTTGTCGCATTGTTTGTTATTTCATTACCAGGTGTTCTAAAGTCCCAAACACCTTGTCCTGATAAAACAACAGCAGTTGCGTTTGTATCACCTTCCCAAATTAATTCTACTGCACCATTTCTATTTAATGTATTGATAGACCAATTTATTCTTGCTATTTTTCTATTACCATCAGCAGTCATAAAAGTTTCATTTGCAGCCGTGATTTTTTCTACAAGTGACTCACCAGTGCCATCAGATATATTGGTCAACTTTGCAACATATTTTACTCCAGAAGTATCTGCTATTTCTAATACTGATACTGTATCTGCCATATTTACTCCTCTTTTAATTCCTTTAATATATCTTGAGGTTTTGTATTTTCGTATGGGTCAGTTGGACAATCATCTTGTTTACCTGGTTCTTCCCATATTTTTTCTACAACTCCGTCATTTATTACCATTGCATATCTCCAAGAACGATAACCAAAACCTTCCGGGTCTTTTCTCACTAACATACCCATTTGTCTAGTAAATTCACCACCACCATCAGGTATCACTTTTACATTTTGTAAGTTTTGACTTTTTGCCCAAGCATTCATCACAAAAGAATCATTAACTGACATACAATAAATATCATCAATACCTATTTTTTTAAACTCTGGTGCCAACTTCTCAAAATCTGGTAATTGATATGTTGAACAAGTTGGTGTGTATGCTCCTGGTAATGAGAATAATAATACTCTCTTATCTCCAAAATATTCCATACTTGTAACATCTTTCCAACCAAATTTTCCCTCTTCATCTTTCACTCTAGTTTTAAAAACTATATTTGGTACTATCCAATTTTCTTCACTCATTTTTACTCCTTAATAATAAAATCGCTAAAATAATTTAATGACTCAATAAACTCTAATGGTTTTTTGTTTCTTTTTTTACCTAATATGAAAGTTAATGTCCATCTACCTTCATTTGAAGGATTCCAAGTTGAATGTAATCTACCTACATTGTATAAACTAGGTCTATCTATCGTTCTTGCTAACACTCTTTCACAATCCTTTTCTTTTGCCCACGCATACTTTGTTAGTGGACCTATTTTTTTACCCTTGAGAAATAATCTTATTCTCTCAGGTATTGTTGCCATTTTTATTTTACTGCACTTAACAGTTCTTGTCATATGACTCTCATAAAAATCAACAACTTTAACTTTTCTTCTGTCTATAGGTTCCCACCAAATAGTTTTACTATCAGGTGAACCCCAACTGAAACTTAATTTAACTTTATCTGATAAATCTGGTGTGTCACTATGAATGCGAATGCCATCATTTGGTGCTGAGTAAACAGAATTTGTTTGTATTCTGTAAAGTCCAATGCTATCAATAAAATCTAATATAGGTTCAGTTTGTAAATCCTCATCTTTAAAATATATAAACTCACTATAGTCTTTTAATTCAACACTATCAAATAATGTAGGTTTCTCAAAATTAAAAGGTAGTTTTAAATACCTGTGATATAACTGCATTAACTTCTAGGCGCACAAGCACTTGCGTGTCCATCTGAGAGTGCAATTGTATCAGTTGGTGCTTTCTCTATTATTATTGAATCACCAGCGGCGTGTAAATAAAATTGACCTAATGTATCACCATCAGCATTTTTAACAACACCTGTTTGTGTACCACCTGTTGCTACACAATGAACAAAATGGGCACCACCGATATTGTTATCACTTGGATTATTAATTACACTTCCTTTTACTTTAATTGTATGACTCATTTATTTCTCCATATTTTCCGAAGTAACGTTATCTATAAAATCTTCTATTTCAATTTTTTGCACGTTATATTTTTCACAAACACTATCAATTGCCTTATTAAACTTAATTAAAAGATTTTCTTTACTCTTATCAGTTTCAACTAAACCTAACATATCTTTTACAGCATCTTTCATTTTTGGAGAAAGTTTTGAAAAAGATTCTGATTTTACTGAGTCAAACTCTTTAATTAATTCACTTATCTTCATCTCTTAAATCCATATCAACTTTTACTTCATTCTTATTTATAACTGTTCCATCAGGTGCGAACGTACCAGGTTCTGCAATTTCAGGTTTTTCTACGTTATGAGGAGCTTGCTCAAATTCACCTTGCTGTGCTTTGAACATATTCTGTGCTAATTCTTTTCTCTTAGTTTCTAAAGCATCTCCTACTTTTGCCCTTATTGCGTCTTTAAAATCTTCACCTGCATCTACGTTATTACCTTTGTATACATTACTAATAAAACTTTTAATTTCTTCACTCATTAAAAACCTCCTGTGTTTTGTTCTTCTGGTGATGCTATGATACCATCATCAATTTCTTTCTTAATCTGTTGGTCCATATCGTCAATTTCTTTTTCGTTTTGTTTCAATATATGTTTTCTAATATATTCTACAGAATAGTATTTACCCACATAATCTCTCATATCTCTTGCTAAATCTAATCTATTTCTTAATAGTTCTGTGTCTTTTAACTCTGCGAAATGACCATCTTGTAAATAATCATACTGTATAGATTTTGATACAGTATACCAATCTTCTTCAGCAATAATTTTTTTAAGTATTAATTGAGTTTTTAGTATATCATTAAACAATTCTGTAAATCTTTTTCTTAATCTTTGTACGAACTTTGTAAATTTAAGTTCATCTCTAGAAATTTCTGATGCTCTACCCAAACTAAAACCATCTTGTGACTCTAATCTGCTTACTGGCACATTTAAACTTCTATATAATTTCTTTTGAAAGTAATTAACATCTTCCATCTCACCTAGATTTTGACCACCAGGTAAAGTTGTAATGTCAGTGCCTCTACCACCTTCTCTTGATGGTAACCAAAAGTCTTCAAGCATTGACATATAATTTCTATCATCTCTAATTTCACCTGTTGATGCATCATAGACAAGTTTATTTCTATATCTTGCCATAACATCTCTTAGATATTGTTCTGCTTTTTGTTTTGGTAAATTACCAACATCAATTTTAAATATTCTTCTTTCAGGTGCCCTTGCTATTCTGTATATAACAACAGCATCTTCAATCATTCTTAATTGATTGACTGGTTTAATTGCTTTGTGTAAATATGATAACACCATATTGTGTTTATTTTGGTCTACTAAACCAGAAGGACAGAAAGCAATTGTGTCAGGTGCTATTTTAATACCTGAACCAGCAGTTGATTGTGAAACTCCTTTTTCGTTGAACAAATAATACTCAATATATTCGTCAACAATTGTTAAGTCAGTTTTACCGTTAGGTCTAACTTTTTTAACTTCTCTAATTTTTTTGATTTTTCTAGGGTCAATATATTTTAACTCAGTAATACCTTTAGTAGGGTCTTTTCTATCAATTAACTTTTGAAAAAATATTCTACCATCAACATACCATCTTCTAAAAATATCGTGACCTTTAACATTGAAATTTAATAGTCTTAAAATTTCTGAAAACTCGTGTTCTATTTTTCTTCTGATATCTTTGCCGTAAGATAATCCTTCAAGATTAATTCTTACTGCATCTTTCATTTCATTTGAAACGATTGCCTCATTAACGATATCTTCAACTGCCATATCACACTCTGGGTGAATAGCAATCTCTCTATATCTACGGATTAAATCTGCCTCAGTTTTGGCAGTAGCATCCATATCCAAAAAGGTACCAAAATAACCACCAGCATTGACGGTTTGGGTACCGTCAGCTGCTTGGGTGGTCGTAAAGTCCTGTTTTGGGTCGGTCTGCTTTTTAATCCGACTAATTTGAAATCCAAACAATTCTGCCATAATTTATCTCCTAATCACTATTTATGCTACTTTTTAAGTAGTAGTGTTGGACTCAAAATACTGATAAGTCAAAGATACTTCAAATGTTTCAATTTCAGTTTCACCATAACCTAATGTAATATCTCCTACACTGTCAGGGTAAGCACTTCTTAATGTATATGATTTAATAGTTTCTCCATTCCTATCTAGTTGGTCAATGAAAATATCAACCATATAATCAGCAGGATTAGTTAGACCTTCATTATCAGTATGGTTGTTTATACCATTCTGCCATCTTTCAAATGCGTTTCTTAATTTAAAGTCAGTGTCATTAATGACTGTTAATGACATAGCTTCATAACTTCTTTCACCTGCGAAATTAATTGCTCTACCTCTAAAATCAATAGTCACATTTTCTACAGTAGATGCTGGTAAACTTGCACCACTGCATAAGAAGGACATTATTTCTATCTCGCCTCCGACTTGAGAGTAACCAGGAAAAGGACACGTTACCTTAAACTGATTGGGTCTTGCTCCACCGCCGGCGAGTTTTGATTTAAAATCTGCTATATTTGCCATTTTTTATCTCCTCTCCTCTAGATTAACCAGCGACTTCTTCAAAAGCGACGCCTGTTCTTGTTGCAATAAACTTCAATGTAATGAAATTAATACTTCTTGCTGGTTTAATAAAGATTTCTGCGAGAAACTCGTTTCTATCTATTACTTCACCTGTGTTATTAGTTTCATCACAAACTACTAAAAAGTCTGTTATACCTCTTCTGCCTTGAACTTCTCTCAAGAATGGTTCTACTAGATTTCTAAACTGTGCCCTTGTAAATTCATCATTGAATTCAAAGAGTGAAAATTTAGATGCAGTAGAAATTGCTTTTTCAAGAACAATGAATAATCTTCTTACATTGATTCTATCAAATGCACTTGGTGAAGTTAAACCAGTTTTATCTCCAAATAGTACAGTTCCTTGTCCAGGAAAAGTAACAACTGGATTAATTCTCTTTGGATATAAAGTATCTCTCTGAGTCTTATCTGGGTTAAATGCTAACTTAACTGCCCCTCTGATAATACCTCTGTTTAAACCAGCAGGTGAGAACCAAGAGTCGTTAGTTATATCTGTTCTTGCACATAGACCAGCTATATCTCCGTTTAATGGTACATATCTGTAGACATCAGAATATCTGTCGTACATATATTTGTAACCACTATCGAAAACAATATAAGATGATGATGCTATGCCGTTAAAAAAATCTAATACGTTTTGCATTTGTGTATTAGAATTAGTTACATTAACAATGTCTGCTCTTTCAGGTGATGCAAATGCAACACAGTCTTTTCTTGCCTCTGCTAGAGAAATCATATTGTCAACGTGAGTTGCGTCACCTTTACCTGATATGATTAAACTAATATCTACTGTTTCAGTGTCTAAAAATTTGTCATAAGCAGTTTTTTGTTCACCTACTGTTTTTGCTGAACCGTCTGCACCAGCAGATAAACTTTCGAGAGTTGGAGTGTTTACGGCAGTATAAGTTGTACCTGACGCATTGTTGCCCCAATTTGAACCTGAAGTATTGTGGTCCATCCAATAGATGTATTGACTTCTATTGTAGATAACATCTGGATAATAGTTGTTATCTCCTTGAGCAGTTTTGGCATCTGCAGCCTTTGAAAGATTAGAAAATGTTTCTAATACTTGACCAACAACACCTGAAATTCCTCCGTCTTCATCTACTACTACAACGTGAATTTCATCATTTGCACCGCCTCTGTCAGAAACATAAGGTGAAGTGCCTGGAGCACCTGCTACTTGGTCATAAAATCTCCATCTTCTTCTAACATTTGCACCGTCAGTAAAAGACCTCTTAACACCACCAGAGCCTCTAGGGTGTTGAACTATTGTAATGTCGTGTGTAGAAATACCTGTTATTCTGTATTGCTCTCCGTCATCATAATCATTAGTTGCAGCTGTTGTTGAGATAGATAAAATATCTCCAACATTTAAAGCAGTGCCGTCTGTTACAGTTATTGTTGTATCTCCTACTGAGATATCTGAGTCGTTAATTGTTGTTGCACCATTTTGTTCAAATGCTGTTGCACTTGGACAAGTTGATACTTGAAGATTATTTCCCCACGCACCTGCTGTACGAGCTGCGAAAGTACCAACTGCACCTTGACCAGCTGCGTAGTTGTTTGTGTAATCTTCTGTGTTCTTAATTAATATACCAGTTCCATCTGCACTTGCGTTCAATAGACCTGAATTTGTTACTCGTACTACTTTTAGATTATTAGCATACTGCAAGAAATTAGCGGCACTAAAAAAATCTTCAAAGTTACTAGAGTCTGGTTTGCCGAATGTATCAACCAAGTTTTGCTCACTTGATATTGTGACAATTTCGTCTACAGGACCTTGTCTGAACTCGCCAGCAAATGCTCCTATAGATGTTGATACGGCAGGAATGACTCTTGTTAAATCAATTTCCTGTACGAGAACACCTGGTGATACTTGGAATGCCATAGGATTCTCCTCTTAAAAATAAATTTTCTGTTAATCAAGCTTCGTATTATTCATACGCCCATAGTCAAAGTTTCTTTGAACTATTTATAAATAGGGTGTTTTATACTACATACCCTTACGAACTACTGGACTCCAGACTGTGCCATATTCGTCTGTAAATGGTTTTTCTTCTTCAGGTGTACCGTCATCTATGAAACCGAAAGGTGCCATATCTTGCTCAACTAGGTGTGCTTGTTCTTCATATATCTGTGCCCTTATATTAGAGTCTGTCATTTCTTTAAAGTATTCTTGATTAGACAACCAACCAAAAATAACAAGACACATAATTAAATCATCATTACAACCATCTTCTGCCATCCAACTTGTGCCTCTGCGAGAGAAGGTTGACATTTCCTCTATAATATTAAAATCATTAACAATAATTTTATCTGACTCAATTAACGTTTTAAATGATGAACAACCTATCTTCTTTATTTGTTTTGTCATTCTAACACCTATAGATGTGCCTCTACCACTAAAACCTGCACCTAAAATTTGACCTGCTCTACCACGTTGTGTTGTCATTAACATATTTTCGTATTCTAATTCATATTGCATAGTATCTGAAATTTGTTGACCTAAATCATTTACTTCAACTAAAACGTGTGCATCATTAAAACCTTTACACGTTTTTTCTATGATGCTAGGAAAAACAAAAGGTTTAACTTCATTGTTTTTATAAGTTGCAACTACTGTGTATGGTATTTTTGTAACATCAAATATTATAAACGCTGAATAATCTTTTGTCGTACCTCTTGCTACGTCAACTGTGCAAACATAAGTTTTATCTTTTTCAGGTCTTTGAAACATTTGTAAACCTGCTTTTGACTCAATTGGTGGTATATGTGGTGTTGTTTTAATTTTACTTGGTGCAATCAATGTATCTATTGAACCTAAAAACTCACATTCAAATTCTGATTGAAACTGCTCAGGTGATGTATTTCTAATTGTTTCTTCTTTCCATTTTTCATCTCTGCCTGGAACTTCTGACCAATGAACTTCAATTGGAACGTAATCGTTTTGTTTATTATTTGCATCTGTCCATAATTTGTAAAACATATTCATACCGTGAGGTGTTGATACTATAATCATTTTAGTATTTTTACCAGATGATATTGTAGGATAAACTGAACTGAAAAACATCTCGGCAATATTTGCTGGTACGAATGCAAACTCATCTAAGAATATAATATTAAAAGAACCACCTCTGATTGCTGATGATGAAGTTGCAGCTGCAACGATAGTTGATTTATTTTCTAATTCAATATTACCTTTGTTCCAATTGATAACACCTTGTTGTAACCATCTCGGTAAATTTTCGTATGCTAATTGTAAACGACCTAAAATATCTCTTGCAGTTTGAGATTTGTTTGCCAATATGGCAACGTTTGAATTAGGATTAAACAAAGCATAATGTAATAAGTAAGATATGGTTGTCGTAGATTTACCTGATTGTCTAGGTAATTTACAAATTGTAAATCTATTATCGTGTATTGTTTTTACAATATGTTTTTGAAAGTCATACATTTTGAAAGGCACTAAACCCTCATCAAGTGAAACTATCTGCACATAATTAAGCATAAAATACAAAGGGTCATCAGCACACTTTTGATATTCTTTTATCTGTTCTTTTGTGTACTCTACCTTTGTGTTAATCTTTTTTAGATTAGGATTACCTAAATATGCATCACCCAATTATAACTCCTTCTATGTGTGTATAACCCATTTTCTTGGCAGTATTTATTCTTCTACTACCTCTATAAACAACATACTTTTTTTTCTGGTAGTAAATACCTTGAGCTCCCATAACACTAGAGTGATTATCTACTTTTATTTCAATAGGGTCGAGAAGTATACCAGTTTCATATAAATCATCTAAAAATAAATTATGATTTACTGATGTGAGTTCACTTATCTTGAATATCTTTGACTTCTTTAATTTGTTTTTCGCCTTCAGTATTTTCATCTTTTAACATCTTTTGTAATTCAGCAGTTGAACCAACAAACAAAGCATTTTTGATGTTGGTGTTTTTTTGTGGTACTTCTTTTAAATCTTTTAATTTCTTTTGTAAGTCTTGTAATTTATCTGTTACTTGTGCTACTTGACCTATCAATTGACCTGCAACTTCATATGCTCTAGGGTGTTGACCTTCTTTTGCAATATCTAAAATACCGTCAATTGCTTTTTGACCTTTTTCAATTAAGTCATAATAATTTTCTCTACTATTGACATAATCATTATCAATGTCGTCTTTATCTTTATCTTCTTTTCTAACAGTAGGTGCTTTAAAGTCTTCAACATCAACATCATTTTTTTCAACACCTAAAATTTCATTCAAGTTATCTTCAAGTTTAGACATCTTCATCTCTTGTTATATTATATCTTTTACCATCAGTAAAATTACTAATAGTAGTTGTAAATCCAAAATCATCATCTGCTTTTGCAGTTGTTGGGTCAGGCACTACAATAATTCTTTCTTCTCTTGCTTTATTTGTAGTATCTGTATCAGTATATATGTCTGATTGAACTGTTTTAATAGTTTTTTGAGTTTGTGAAGGACCGTAAAGATATGTTTTAGCATCAAAACTCAAAGTATATACAACTGCTCTTCTATCTGTGAAAGAACCATCATAAG